CGTGATACGGATCATCAGGGCGGACGGCGTGATGGTCTCGATGACGAATCAGCCGGAGCATGACGCCTATGGATTCTCGAGGTATACGACAGGACAGGATCCCTCGCTCGATGATCCCAGTCAACACAACTTTGAAGCATGCGTGTCGTCGGTCGGAAGCGAAGGAGAGGAGCTCTTGTTTGTGGTGAACCGCTCCACGGACGCAGAGGACAGGCGCTACATCGAGTTCCACAACAACTACAGAGAGGACTCCAGTGCAGACGGGAATGTCTGCCTGGACTCAGCGATCATTTATGATGGTGCCGCTGCGACGGTGATCACGGGGCTTGATCATTTGGAGGGAGAACAAGTGGGCATCCTCGCGGATGGTATCGAGGTCGCGAAGCAGACCGTCAATGCCGGGTCCGTGACCCTTGCGATTGCCGCCGAAAAGGTTTTCGTGGGCTTGCCCTACTACTCGGATCTAAGAACGATGCGAATCGAGGCTGGCCGCCGTGGCGGGACCTCCCAAGGGGCGATAAAGAAAATCGAGCGAGTAACATTTCGACTGCAAAACGCATGGGGTGGAAAGGCTGGCCCAACATTCGACGACCTCGACAGCATGGAATGGCTGGATATCGGCTTCGCCCTTGGCATCGCGCCGACCCTCCAGACAGGCGATGTGCATATGACGCCATTTGGACAGGGAACGACGGAGGATGGCTATATTTGCATCCGGCAGGATTCTCCTTACCCAATGACCGTGGTTGCGATAATCGCGCACGTACATACGACGGATAGTTGATATGGAACCGTTTTCATGGTTAATTTTCGCTCTCGTGCTCGCCGGCGGCGGCTTAAAGGCCCTTGGGGATATCAGTTCCGGGATTCAAGCGCAGAGGCAGGCTGA